TTGGTCAACCTGAAGAAAAAACACCTGCAATTAGATTACATAAAATGGCAGGTGGGTTTAATACTTCATATATTTCTCCTAAAACGGTACCCGATAAAAGAAATTTAAAATATGCTTGGGAACAATTTGATATTGAATTTTCTCCTGGTCTATTTTTATTATTTCCCTCTTATTTACACCATTCAGTACCATTAAATAAATCAAATTCTACCCGTTGTAGCTTAGCATTTAATGTTGTACCTGAGGTAGGATTTGGAGAAGAAGGTAGTCTAACAGAATTAAAATTTTAATATGCAACAAGGATATACATACCAACCTAAACAAATAATTTTACAACAAGAAAAACCAAAACCTACTACAGGAGAAAAATATTTTATATGGCATATTCAAGGTGGTTTAGGTAAAAATATTGCTGGTACTGCTTTAATTAAAGATATTAAGGCTAAATATCCTGACCGCAAATTAATAATGGTTACTTCTTGGCCTGAAGTATTTTTAAACAACCCAGATGTAGATAGAATATTTCAATTAGGTCAATCTCCATATTTTTATGAAGATTATATTGAGGGGAAAGATGTAATTATATCTAAACACGAGCCTTACCACCAAACAGATCATATTACTAAGAAAAAACATCTAATCCACAATTGGTGTGATTTAATGGATGTAGAATATAAAGAACAAACCCCAGTAATATTACCCAACTATCCTCAAGGTATGCTTTTAGGTTTATGGGAAAGACCCAAACCTATAATGCTTCTCCAAACAGGAGGCGGCCCTATGGAAGGTCAAAGATATTCATATTCTTGGACTAGAGATATGCCTATAGAGGTAGCACAAGAAATAGTTAAAAAATATTATCAACAATACCACATTATTCAGGTAACTAGACTTGATGGGTATCCTTTAGATAATGTAGAAAGATTAGATCAAAAAATGTCTAATATGGAATTATTTTCTTTATTAGCTAAAACTCAAAAACGTGTTTTAATTGATTCTTGCTTACAACACGCTGCCGCCGCACTTAATCTAAAATCTACTGTATTATGGATAGGTACTTCACATAAAGTATTTGGTTATAAAATGCATACTAATCTAGAGGCAAAACTACCAAAACGAGCAAACCAGCTAATAGGCTCTTATACATTTGATTTTCAATTTGAAAATAATATCCATGAATGTCCTTATATGGATGTAAAACAAATATTTGATATTAATACTGTATTAAGTAATATATAATGAAACAAACTGTATTTTACCAATCTTCTATGCCAAGGGCAGGAAGTACTTTACTACAAAATATTGTAGGACAAAATCCACAATTCCATGTTACACCAACTTCTGGTATGATTGATATGATGCTTGGTACCCGTATTGGGTATAATGGTAACCATGAATCTAAAGCAGGAGATGTTAAAATGTGGAAAGAAGGTTTTTATGCTTATTGTAGGGAAGGATTTAAAGGCTACACGGCAGCACTTACAGATAAACCTTATATTTTAGATAAAAATAGAGCATGGGGTGCTTACTATGCTATAATGAATGAAATATTAGAGGAGTCACCCAAAATAGTTTTTATGGTTCGTGATTTACGAGCTATATTTGCCTCTATGGAGAAAAAATTTAGAGCTAATCCTGATATCGATGATGGTATATTAAATAATATAAGTTTATCTAACATTACAACCCAACAACGAGTTGAGACTTGGGCAGGAGGCCATCCTATAGGATATGCTTTACATAAACTAAACCAATCATTCTTAGATAAATCAGCTCAAAATTTCTTTTTTATTCGTTATGAGGATTTATGCACCAACCCAGAACTTGTATTTAAAGATTTATATAATTTTTGGGGCTTAGAATATTTCCAACACAACTTTAATCATATACCCCAAGTAACAGTAGAAGATGACACTGTACACGGTATTTACGGTGATCATACTATAAGAAATACCTTAGGTATGTTACCTGATGATTCAAAAGAGATACTAGGAGAATATACGTGTAAATGGATATACGATAATTTCAAATGGTATTTTGATACATTTGGGTATAGTCTTTAATATGTATTAGTAAACACTTTTTATGAGTTGGACCTATAGACAAAATGAAATAGGCGATATCTCACAATTCCCAGAAAATACTTACGGATTTATTTATATGACCACTCACAAGGCAACAGGTAAATCCTACATTGGGAAAAAAATCCTATACCATACTAAAAAAATGAAAATAGGAAAACGTGAGTTAGCTAAAATGGAACATGTAGTAGGTAGAAGACCATCCTATAAACTTGCAGTAAAAGAATCAGACTGGAAAACGTATTATGGTTCTCAATCTGAAATTAAAAAAATACTACTAGAGGAAGGACCACAGGCATTTGATAGAGAAATTTTAAAATATGCTTCTACTAAAAAATTACTTACATATTATGAGGTACAATACCAAATGATATATCAAGTTTTAGAAAAACCAGATGAATATTTTAATGATAATATTTTAGGTAAATTTTTTACTAAAGATTTTATTGATTCCGAAGTTGAAAACCTTTTTGAGGATCAAGAATAGTTTTGTATATTACCGTTTATGGTAAACCAGTTATTAGTTAATTTAGTTAATTCTGTTTTAGGATCAGGCAAACAGACAGCACGTAACAATTATGCTTACCACTGTCCGTTTTGCCACCATCAAAAACCTAAAATGGAGGTAAACTTAACAGAAAACCGAGAAGGTAAAAATCCTTGGCACTGTTGGGTTTGTGATAAAAAAGGTAATACTTTATATCAACTATTTAGACTAATGAAAGCCCCTGGTGATAAAATATCAGAGGCAAAATCACTTATATCTTCTTCTCGTTCAATTAAAGATACTAAAGTCGAATATAGTGTCGCTTTACCTGACGAGTATATATCCCTATCTAACGTTAGATCAAGCGATATAACTGCCAGACATGCAATGGCATACCTAAAACGTAGAAACATTAGTAAATACGATATTCTAAAGTACAATATAGGTTATTGCAAAACAGGTAGGTATGCAAATATGATTATATTACCAACCTATGATAAAGATGGTAGTTTAAATTACTTTACAGGACGTTCATTTGAAAAAGAACCTTATGTAAAATATCGCAACCCAGAAGCATCTCGAGATATTATTCCAAACGAACACTTGATTAACTGGGATATTCCTATTATATTATGTGAAGGAATGTTTGATGCAATTGCTATTAAACGAAACGCTATACCTTTGCTAGGAAAAAACATACAAAGTAACTTAATGAAAAAGATAGTTACTTCAGTAGTAGATAAAATTTATATTGCATTGGATAAAGATGCAATTAAACAAGCTTTACGTTTCTGTGAAATGTTAATGGCAGAAGGTAAAGAAGTATATCTTGTTGATTTACAAGATAAAGACCCAAGTGAAATGGGCTTTGTTAATTTCACTAAACTAATACAAAACACCTTCCCCCTCACCTATACAGGTTTAATGGAGAAAAAACTATCGTTATGATCAAAAAATCATATAATCGTATTCTCGAGGTATCCGAGGATTACAAACAAATAACATTACCAGATTCACGTTACTATAGACGTAATGGAGAATTTTACCCATCTGTAACTTATGTTTTAAATTGTTATCCTAAAGGTAAACATTTTGAAGACTGGCTTAAAAGACACGGCTACACAGCAGATTATGTTGTTAAAAAGGCAGCAGAAGAAGGTACTGCGGTACATGAACTAATAGAAGAATATTTTGAAGGTAACGAGATGCGTTATCTAAATGATAAGGGCAATCCAAAGTATAACCCTAACATTTGGAAAATGTTTTTAAAGTTTGTAGATTTTTGGGAAACATACAAACCAACTTTAATAGAAACTGAAACCCATCTATTCTCAGATAAACTAAAAATAGCAGGTACAGTTGATTTAGTATGTGAGATAGGGGATGAAAGATGGATTATAGATTTTAAAACATCTAATCATATGCAAACAACATACGAATTACAGGGGACGGTATATGCTCAATGCTATGAAGAATGTTTTGGTAAAAAAATAGATCGAGTAGGAATGCTATGGTTAAAATCAAGATCTAGAGGTGAAGATAAATCTGGTTCTCGCCTAAAAGGTAAAGGATGGGAAGTACATGAATCATCTCGCACACAAGAGGAGAATCTAGATATATTTATGTCCGTAAAAAAGATATT